ACTGCGACGGATCACTAACCCCAACCCCAACCCTATTTTGCCAAGGGCACTAATTGGCGCCAGGGGCGCTATACAATGAATTCATCTCTTCATTTACATCATTCTCCATTTTCTCAATTATACCTCTTACTTCATGTAACTTCTTCAGTAAGTCAATAATCCTATACTTCTTAATGGATTCATGGTCATATTGCATTTCTGCCAACTTGTCAAACATTACAGTTGCATCGTAATATGCTAAGTCAAATAGTTCTTTCTTAGTGGAACTCATTTGAGCTCTATAGTAGTTTCTACTTTCCATTTATTTTTAAAAATGAAATGAACAGGGGTATTTTCCATAACAAACAAACGCGTACACGCTTTTACGGGGTATTTTCCATAAGGGGTCAAAAGAAGGCGTCACGCCTCGTTTTTTCCAATTTGTATAAATAGCGGGCTCTTATATGAACACTTCTTTTCTCAAAATATATTAATAATTAATGCCATGCCTTCGTCAAACTCAATTCAAGCAAGATACTGGTTGCTCACAATCAATGACACAGACGACAATGTTAGTTGGTCACCGCCAACAGCTATTAATACAGGGCCTTGGACAATTGTCCAATGGCTCAGAGGCCAGAAGGAGATTGGCACCAACACCAATCGTGAACACTGGCAACTCTTTGTGGCCTTCAAGAAGAAGATTAGACTCAGTCCAGTCAAGCAGTTATTTGGTGGAGCCCGAGTACATGCAGAGCCCTCTCGCTCAGAGGCAGCAGAGGAATATGTCTTTAAGGAGGATACGGCTATCGCCAATACCCGTTTTGAACTTGGTGCAAAGGCCTTCAATCGTGCAAGCAAGACAGACTGGGCACTAGCTAAAAAATGTGCAAAAGAAGGAAATATTGATGGTGTTCCAGATGATGTATATATCAAATACTACAATACTCTCAAAACAATAGCAAAGGATAATATGAAACCAGCTGAAAACTTAGATGCTGTGTGTGGTATATGGTATTACGGGCCTCCAGGTGTTGGCAAAAGTCATCGTGCAAGATCTGAATTTCCTGGAGCCTATATGAAGATGCAGAACAAGTGGTGGTGTGGTTATCAAAACGAAGATTTTGTGATTTTGGATGACTTCGATAGCAAGCAATTAGGTCATCATTTAAAAATATGGGCAGACAAGTATGCCTTTATAGCTGAAACTAAGGGTTATGCTATTAATATTCGTCCGAAAAAGTTTATTATTACAAGTAATTATTCAATCGACCAAATCTTTTGTGAAGATTCTGTACTAGCTAACGCTATTAAGAGAAGATTCGAAGTACGTGAAATACCTCTAAGATTATTTTAATAAATCAAAGTTGTCCAGTTTGTTGAAATGTCAACTTTGCAGTTTGGTGGTTTTCATATGTAGAACATATAGCACCAACTGTCAAATCAATTTCAAATGCTAATTTAAAAGCATTTTCTGCTGTCATTGCAACAGCATTAATCATTTTTTCAAAACAAAAAAATCTTGTTTCCCCAAAATAGAAAGGTACACCTCTGGGAAAACCTCCACCGCCTGGTGCTTTAGCCTTAAACAACATCATCAACTTATTAAAATTAAGACTCTTAGAAAACTCCAATTTTGATGTTTTTACTTCACCAGGATCCAAATGTGCTGGACCTGCTGACTTAACGCCAATAAATTGGCTCTTTTCAGGAACCTCTTTATAAAGTGAAGTTCCTGTGTCACTGGGCAAAGCAGACCAATTCAAAGATCCAAATTCAGGATCTGTATACAACTGAGGAGTACCTGAAACTGCTGGTGTATTATAATCACGATAAACAGTGCCATTATACTTAACAGTAAAATGTTTACCATATAATGGAACATTATCAACATCAGAATCCTGGTCATTACCTGATGTATTGATAGTACGATTTTGTATTTTCATATTGCTACGACAATATATTTGTACAGTTGTACTCGTCATATCAATATCATATGCTATCAATCTTGAACTTCCAAGAGTCCCAACGTCATGATAGTATTGAATAGACAAAAACTGACCAGGAAAATTAATAGCACTAAATCCATTAATCCATAATACCATATTTAGTACTAATTGTCCCATTGTTAATGAAGTGGTTATTGGAAATTCATGAGTAGTAACAACATAACCATCCCTTTCCTTATAACGTATAGCTATTCTAGCTGGGATATTGGCACCTTCTAAAATAGGTTCTTCCCAATTTTTAATTTTGATTCCCGCTTTGCGAAACAATAACTTCAATAATGAACCAAAACAAGCATAGATAATTCTACTTGGAGGACATGTAGAATGTCCTACAACAACAACTTGTCTACTAGCTTCGCTAACAACATCGCCAAGTTCATATTGTTGCACTACACCTTTAGATAAATAAGGTGCAAGTTTACTGTCTTTTAAAGTTCCTCCAAAAAATCCAGCAGATTTAGAAAAAGCCGCACCTTTTCTACCTCCAGATTTGCGACCACGTTTATAATTTTTTTTACTATACTTACGTATAGAACGCAAAGTACGCAATCCAGCTCGAGCATATGGCGCAAGCGACAATGCCGTACCAACATATGGATTTACACGTCCAAGGACACTGCTTCCAATCCTGCTCAATACACGACGTGAAGCACTTCGAGTGGCACTGCGCATTGACACAGTCCGCATAGACCGAGACCGAGAACGGCCTCGTTGCAACGACATTGGTGTTCTCGGTACTGATTTCGCTCTGTTTGCCATTAAAATTAATTTTCAATTATTTTTATTTTAAAAAATACTAATATTTTTTCTTTTATAGGGTGGGGGGGTGAGACGTGAGACGTCGCTCTAGTAAGTAAT